AAAGCAGAATAAAAAAAACAGCGGTCGTACCGGGCAAACGCCCAGCACGACCGCTGTTTTATATCTTCCTGATTTTATCCACGACTGCCCGCACCAACCGATTGACCGTGCGTTCGCTGCAGTTCATTTCCGCAGCGATCTCTGCGTTGCCCAGGCCGCGCCGCCTGTAATCCAGCACCGCCCGCTCATCGTCGGTCAGCAAAAAGCAAATTCTGTTATACGTCGCCAGGTCAACACAGAAATTAAACCGGCGCACGCAGTGGATTATTTATCTTTCGCGCTCTGCTTCACGCACTGGTTGGCGTAGACCGCCCCCGCCGCGCACAGCACGCCTTGAATGATAGCTGTGAAAACCGCCATGGCCGCGTCCTGCCCGTCGCCGATGGGCGACGTCGCCAAAACGTACAGCGCGGCCAGCACAACGCCCACTGCGGCCAGCACCGCCGGGATGAGCTTGTCCGCCACAGCCGTGCTGGTTTTAAGGCAGTACCCGACGAAAATCAGCGCCGGAATCAGTACCAGCAGTTCAGGCTTGATGTAGTTCATGTAGTCGATGTTCATAGTTTAGCTCCTTTCTCTAAATCATGAATTCGTGTTTCATGGTTTTGCAAAATCTCGTCTTGCTCTTCGTTGTGCTCCCACAACCGTTTATGGTTCGCACTGTTGCTCCTGTCGTTATCCTGCACCTGCTTTACCACACTGTCCAGCAGCGCCTTCAACTGCGTGATACTGGTATTCAGTTTCAAAAGCGGCGTTGTGACCGTGACAATCAGCCCGATAAGTACAACAATGTCCTTGACGATATCCCAATCTGTCATTCTTCACTTCCGTTCCGGGCGTCAGGCCCATTCGCTTTTATACAGCCCAGCATCCGTCAGGCCGCGTCCCTTGCACAGCAGATAAATTGCATCCGCATCCCCCTGGCTCACCGGCCCGATGGTGATTACTTGCAGCTTGCTTGCGGGCTTGTCCACCGCGGGCAGTGCTTTGACAAGATGATTCAAATCAACAACGGCAGCGATGCCCGGCACGCTGCCCTTCGCGGCCTGCCCGTATTGGTGGATGTAGCGCGGCAATTTCTTGTCGTAGTTTGTGCGCGTGTCAGCCAGCCAGCCGATGTAATCTTCACATAGGTAGGCGTAATCGATGTTTGCGCTTGCAAATGCCGTGAAGGTGTAAATGCCAGCCGTGAATCCGTGCGCTTTGGCTCTCTCACAGAACGCCATTGCGATTGCCGTGCGCTGGTCTCTCGTCAGGTTGTCGGCGCGGCCATCGTGCGTCTCGTGGCTCCACTCAGCATCGAAAAACAGCGGGTATCCAGACGGGGCAAGGCTTGCGCAGAAGTCTGCCTCCTCGCGGGCTTCTTCCACCGTGATGGCCTGCGAGAAGAAATAAAAGCCGAACAGCTTTCCACTTGCTTTAGCCCCGGCAAGGTTGGCATCGTACTGCTCGTCTTTCATCAACTTCCCGCTGCCGTAGCCGCGATATCCGATGCGAATAATGGCGCGGTAGGGAACCTTTGCCCAGTCGATAGTGCCCTGATGGTGGGACACATCAATCAGCACTTCCTCGCCGCTTGTCTGCACAGGCTGGCCACCGTATGTGCCCGCCTTGTTGGGTATGCCTGCATACGCAGTCGGGTCAAGGCCCTTGCTCGTGGCAGTTGCTCGCACTTCAAAGTGGCAGTGCGTCCATGTGCCTGCGGCGTTGCCGGTCTGCCCGACAACCGCCAGCACATCGCCAGTCTTTACTTTCTGCCCTACGCTTGCAAGCAACTTGGAGCAGTGGCAAAAATACAGGTAATTCACTGCATCCGGGGTCTGGTTTGCGTCCAGCTTCACGCAGACATAATAGCCCCATTCCCATGTCTTGTTGCTCTTGTTCGTCACGATGCGGGCTGTAACAACGGTTCCTGCAATGCTCTTGCCGTTGTAGCCGGGCATACGGATTTTGTCGTCATCCATACCGCAAACATCAATGCCGCCGTGCCAGGTCTTTCCTCCGCCGCGCGTGTAACCGTAGCAGCTGTACGGGTACTTCACAAGATTTCTTCCGCTAAAAATCATGGTATCACTTCCTATCATTCGTCGGTGGTATTTTCAGCGCCGTCAACCTCCGGCACATCCGGCGTCTCCGCAACCTCGTCTGCGCTCTCTCTCGCGTCCACCGCATCATAATACGCCTGCGCCAGCGCCTCCACCTCGGCAATGTCCGCCTCATCCAGCAGGCCGTTGTCGTAGTGGTTGTACGCCTTGTCCAACCAAAACGCAACATCCCGCCCCGCGCCGATTTCCCGCTTGATACTGCGCAACGTCAAATCGTGCCGCGCTTTACTCTTGATAGCCATTTTATTACTCCTTTCATGTTTGAGATGCAACTGCATTTTCCAAATCGGTAATCCGTTTAATGGGGTCTGCGCGTCCCGTCACAGTCGCACTGTCGGCATCGGTCAGCACGGTGTTCACTCCTGCAAGTGCTGGCAACGGCTTTGCGCCTGTGGCGGTGAAGGGCACAGGCTTTACCAGCTTGTAGCAGACTTGAACAGGTGTTCCTGCGGCGTACTGGGCGGCAAGATAAGCATTTAAGGAATTAGTATCTTGGAAATACTTGCTCATCAACTGTGTTGTTGTGAAAAGAAATTCCAGCTTTTGATTCCCACCAAAAGTACCAGAAGGAAAATGGCTACAATCTGTATCATAGCTATCGAGTATACCATATGTTGATTTTTTTGGTAGATTCCAAAATACACCAGCCTGTGTAAACTTGTTGATTGTCCCGTCCAGCGTAATCATTTTCTGCGTCTCCTGCCCCTCACCGCTCACCGCGCTCACCCTGCGGGCCAGTATCACCCTTGGGGCCAACCGGGCCAGTTTCGCCAACAGGCCCCTGCGCGCCGGTATCGCCCTTCTCGCCTTGTACACCCTGAACGCCCTGCTCACCTTGGGGGCCGCGCTCTCCGGTGTCGCCCTTCTCGCCCCGTGGGCCTCGCGGGCCAGTTGCACCCGTTGCCCCGGTAGGGCCTTGAACTCCCTTTTCTCCTTGCGGCCCCTGCGGGCCTACGGGGCCTCGCGGGCCAGTATCGCCCTTGTCTCCTTTGTCGCCTTTGGCTCCATCCTTGCCGTCAAATTTGCCGTTAGCCGCATCATTTCGCAAGTTATCGGCCACGCTCTTTGCCTCCGCGCTGTTCTTTTCTGCGTTAAGCGCAGCCTGCAAAACCTGCGTGGCAAGTGATTCACTGGGTTTAAACGGCTCAGTTCCACCAATGGGGCCGCGTGTAATCACGTTGTATCCCTGCGTTTTTGTGATGCGCTGCACACCATTGGAAACGCCGCAATACACGATAGTGCCCGTACCCTCATTGGCGGTTGCTTCGGCAGGCACATCAATCAGTCCGTTTTCCGGCAAACGGATTTCACGGGGTTCGCCCTTCGGCGGGTTAAACGTTGCCGTTACAGCAAGCCCGCTCCACGTATCGTCAAGGGTCACATGTAGCTGCTCGATACCATAACTGCCAAAAGTGCCAAGCGATAAGTTGCCGGGTCGAACACTGTATCCTTTCAGCTGTACTTCATGCAATGCCATTACACGCCCTCCAATCTGGCTTTAACCGCATACATCCACTTTTCCGGCACCTCGCCGTCTGATAATCTCATAATATCAACTCCTTAACCGATGCAGAAATAAGGGCGAACGCCACGAGAATCGGAAGCTCCATAATGGTCCGCATCGCCGCCGATACCTGACTGTCGGGGTTTGCGCAGATCATGCCACGCACCCCATCTCGGGAATCAAGCTGTCCGACGCCAGATATGAACCGAACGGTAAGGGGGCAGGTTGTTGTGGGGCTTACCTCCACCCGCTGGACGGGTCTTAAGATTTGTGTTGTCGTACTTGTCGTAGGGGTAAGTTGGTGCATATTGCGTTGATGCGCTGGTTGCCATGCTGATCGCCCATCCGTGGAGCTGATGCTGATGGGACGGCATCTCTGACACAGTGAGCATATGCTGTGCTTCGCCGCCCTCGCTGCCCACGGGGTAGGTATCGCTGTCCCCCATCAGCATGCGGCCCTGCACCTGAACCCAGCTTGTGCCGGGCCAGCTGATGGCAGGGTTCGTGGGGTTCTCTGTCTGCAAGTAATCGCCGATCCTGTACGGACATAGAGCGGCCATATTTTGCACGATCATGTTCCACACCGCCTTTCGGCAATCCGGGGCTTAGAGTGCCCCCCTGCAAAATATCGTTTATTCGTCATATTGCACAATACCTCCTTATGCGATGCTTCGCTTGACGCACGACCATTCGCTGCTCCACTCATTGGCTCACCTCCAAAACAAACACCGCCGCACTCGTCAGTGCGCTGTTCGCATAAAACTTAACCACCCCGGCTCCGGGTTCCAGCGCGGCTACCATCCGCACCGCATCCGTCACTCTCGTGCGGTCACTTACAGCAATCCGGCTGTCTGCCGTCACACCGGCAACAGTCACGGAAGCGCAGGCGGTGTAGC